GCTAATCGTCATTATTGGAAACAAATTCTTATGGGAGATTCAACTGATAACATTCCAGGAATTCCTGGGATTGGCCCTAAAAAAGCCCTAAGGTTATTAGATGAAACTCCTAAAGAATTTAAACAAACTGTTTGTGCAGCTTATGCAGATTACTATGGTAAAGACAAAGGTTATGAGTATCTTATAGCTAATGGTAGGTTAATTCATATATGGCGACATATAGGTGATTACTTCAAAATAGATAGAGATGTTTATAATGAATTGTGTACATGGTATGAATAAAGGTCATTGGACTTATCCTTATAAATTTGATCCGCAACAATATAATGGATTTCTTTATCTTATTGAAAATAAAGTAAATAACATGTTGTACATTGGTAAGAAGCAATTCTACCATGGCGGTAAAAAGCGTTCTAAAACTTATGGAAAAGAAATGGCATGGAGAACTTATGTAGGTTCTTCTAGCCATGTCAAAAAAGATATTGCTAAGTATGGTAAAGAAAATTTTAGTTTTGAGATTGTAGATCTTTACAAAACAAAAGGTGGCCTTTACTATGCAGAAGCTTATCTTCAAATGGTTTGTGAATGTATGACAAGTGATAAGTTTTATAATAAACAAATTGCTGCAATTCGTTTTGTTCCTAAAGAAGACTTAACTAAACGAACTAGAAGCTATGTTAATAAGATTAAAAAGAGGATTAAATGAAAATACATCCCGCAGCCCCTGCTAGTTATATTGTTGGCCTTGTCAGCTTATTTCTTGCATTAATTGGTTATATTAGTGGGTATGAGCTATTTGATCCTGTTATGGCAATAGTCTTATACCTGTTATTAAATGAACTTAGTAAATTTATCGCAGAATATACGATGAAAGAAGACGATGGGACAGATAGTAACTCGTAATCAACCTTGTGAAAAGTGTGGAAGCAGTGATGCCAAACAAATCTATGATGATGGTTCTGCTTTTTGCTTTTCATGCAAATCTAACTTTTTTGCCCCGAAAGAGGGTTATATGGAACAACCAGAAATTAAAAAAGACTGGTCTAATAGACTACAGGAGGTTCAGAATGATTACCCTTCTCGTGGTTTTAAGGAGCGTAATATTTATCTTCAAGTGGCTGAACATTATGGTGTTAAAGTTTCTTACGATCTTGATGGTAACATTGACGCTCATTACTATCCTTTTTATGCTGATGACAAATTATGCGGATACAAAGTTAGACGACTCCCCAAAGACTTTTCGTCAATCGGAACAGTTAAAGGTGGCTTGTTTGGACAGCAATTGTACTCTGGTGGCCCCAGGCTCGTCATCACCGAAGGTGAATTGGACGCAATGTCTGTGCAATCAGCATGGTTCAAAAAATACAAAACCTTCTATCCAGTAGTTTCTTTAAGATCTGCGTCTAGCGTTAAAGATCTTATTAAAGAGCGTGATTGGATTCGTAACTTTAATGAAGTTATTCTATGGTTAGATAACGATGATGCAGGTAGAGAAGCTACTAAGGAAGCTGCTCGTATCATTGGTTATGATAAAATTAAAATAGCTAAAAGTAACGAAAAAGATGCTAGTGATCTTTGGATCAAAGACCCTGATAAAGTATTAAAGACTATCTATGATTCAGTAGAATATACACCTGCAGGGATACTTACTAAAGATCAATTATGGCATCAACTTGAGAAGTATAATGAAATTGAATCTGTGCCTTATCCTGACTATATGGAAGGATTAAATGATAAACTAAAGGGAATGCGCTTTGGCGAAATTACTCTTTGGACTTCAGGTACAGGTTCTGGTAAATCAACTCTGCTAAGAGAAATCGCTATAGACTTATTGGAGAAGACAGATGATAAAATCGGTATTATCTCGCTTGAAGAATCACCTGCAGAAACAGCACGTAAAATGGCAGGTATGGCAATTAATCGGAATCCAGCAAATGAAGAAATTCCAATCAATGATCTCAAAAAGGGATTTGATAGGATTTTCGATTCTGACCGTGTTCTGGTACTTGATCATCAAGGTAGTATCTCAGACGGATCCATCATGGATTTCTTGGAGTATATGTGCCTTAGTGGTTGTAAGTACCTTTTTGTTGACCATATCACTATCCTCGCTTCAGAAGGCGCTGAAGGACTTACTGGAAACGAAGCAATAGATAAGATTATGAATGACTTACTTAGACTTGTAAAGAAACACGAAGTGTGGATTGGTCTTATTAGTCACTTACGTAAGACAGATAATAAAGGAAGAAGTTTTGAAGAAGGTAAACTACCGTCAATGGATGACATTCGTGGCTCTGGTTCTATTAAGCAAATTTCTATGGATATTATCGCTTTTGCTAGAAATGTTGGCTCTGATAACCCAGAAGAGCGAAACACTATTAAAACAAAAGTCCTTAAGTGTCGGTATACTGGCCTCACAGGTCCGTCAGGAAGTCTTTACTATGACTTCGACACAGGACGTTTAAAGAAAGGTGCTAATGAATTTGAAACTGTTGATGAAATCCGAATATGAAATGGATGAACAACACTTAGTACTATTGTCTATTATTTGTCAGCTTCTCGATGGAGGGGCTGACGTCTCTAATCTTAATCCTGACGTTCAAGATTATTTGCAAGGTTTTGCTGAAGATTTAAACAAGGAAGATGATGAGTTCATAGACATGATTTATTACTATGCTGACACATTCTTTAATAAAGTAAATAACAATAAAAAGGCATTTCACTAATGAAGGAAGAATTTGAAAAATTAAAAAAGAAGGGTTATACAAACGAAAAGTTTGAAGCCTATCTTAGAAATCCGAACGTAAAAAAGATATATAATGCTGCCATGCTTACTGAATTAAAAGCATTGTGGTATGCTGAAGAAGTAATGGAACAAGAAGAAGAAACTCTTTCCATGCTTGCTGAAACAGATACGGCAATACCTGATGAGTTTGAAGATATGACTAAAGATGAATTAGATCAGTATTCTATTGATACTTATGGCATCGATTTAGACAAGCGTTATTCAAAACAAAACATGATTAACGAATTAAAAGAAGAACTAAAAAAACAAAACGAAGAATAATACTTAATCTTCCATTACATTTAAAGGGGAAATAACATGGATCCATACAGAAGCTTTATCCACCTGTCTCGCTATTCACGTTTTCTAGATGAAGAAAATCGTCGTGAAACTTGGAAAGAGACAGTAGATCGCTTAGTCGGTTTCTGGAAAGACCAAGTAAGTAATAACACGCTTACTGAAGAAGAATTTAATGGCATCCACGATGCAGTATACAACCACGAAGTAATGCCCTCAATGCGTTCAATGTGGTCTGCAGGAGATGCTTTAGCAAAAAATCATTTCCGTGGTTATAACTGTAGCTTTGCTGCCGTTGATCATCCACGAGTATTTGATGAAATCCTGTTTATTCTTATGGCAGGTACTGGTGTAGGCTTTAGCGCCGAAGCCAAATACGTCAACAAACTACCAATTATTAATGATACTTTTGCTAAAACCGAGCGTGTTATTCAAGTAGAAGATAGTGCAGAGGGTTGGGCAAAGGCTCTACGTAAACTTATTGCTGATTTATATTTAGGAAACATACATGAATGGGATTATAGTAAAGTTCGTCCAGAAGGCGCACGACTTAAAACTATGGGTGGAAGAGCTTCTGGTCCGCAACCACTTATGGATCTTTTTGACTTTGTAACTAAAACGTTTAAAGAAGCTGCAGGGCGTAAACTACGTCCAATTGAGGTACATGATATTGTTTGTAAAATTGCTGAAATCGTTGTTGTTGGGGGCGTCCGCAGGTCTGCTCTTATCTCTATGTCTGACCTGGGAGATCCTGAAATACGAGATTGTAAGTCAGGTCGTTGGTGGGAAACAGAAGAACAACGTGCGTTAGCAAATAACTCTGCTGTTTATGACCAAAAGCCTTCTATGGCTGTTTTTATGGAAGAGTGGGTTTCATTAATGAAATCAGGCTCTGGTGAGCGTGGTATCTTTAGCCGTTATGGTGCTCAAAAGCAAAACAACGGTGGTCGTCGAGATTCCTCTCTTATTGAGGGTAGTAATCCTTGTGCAGAAATCCTTCTTCGTGGAAATCAGCTATGTAACCTTTCAGAGGTTGTATGTCGTGAAAACGATACAGAAGAGGATCTTTCTCGTAAAATTCGCATGGCTACTATTCTTGGTACGCTACAATCAACTCTTACAGACTTTAAATATGTACGTAAGATTTGGCAAAAGAACTGTGAAGATGAGCGCCTATTAGGTGTATCTTTAACAGGGATTCAAGATTGTCGTATTTTACGTAATCCTGATCCAGCAATGTTACGGAGGTTGAAACAGGTAGCAGTTGACACAAATAAAGAATATGCTGAAAAGCTGGGCATTAATCCTTCGACAGCGATCACTACGGTTAAGCCGAGTGGTACTGTTAGTCAGCTTGTCGATAGTTCTTCTGGTATTCATGGACGTTTTGCGCCTTATTATATTCGCTCAGTACGTCAGTCCAACAATGACCCCTTAACACAAATGCTTAAAGATCAAGGAGTTCCTAACGAAGAAGACGTTATGAACCCTGCTAAAACAACTGTGTTCTATTTTCCAATTAAATCCCCTGCAGGAGCAACTTTAGCTAATGAACAGACTGCCTTGCAGCAGCTTGAAAACTGGCTTAAGTTCCAAGAGAATTGGTCTGAACATTCTGTTTCTGTAACTATCTATGTTAAAGAAGATGAATGGATGGAAGTAGGTGATTGGGTTTATAAGCACTTTGATCAGATTACAGGTATTAGTTTCTTGCCTTATTCTGAGCATACTTATCAACAAGCACCTTATATGGCTTGTTCTGAACAAGAGTATATTAAAGCTAAACATGCTTTCCCCGAAGTAGACTTTAGTATGCTACCAAACTATGAAATCGAAGATAACACAGAGGGCGCTCAAACCTTAGCGTGTGCTGCTGGTGGCTGTGAGATCTAGACGTCAAATAGGTAAAGTTGAATCACCCTGTATAAAAGTTTGTCAAATAAAAGATGGCTATTGTACAGGGTGTTTTAGAACTATCGATGAAATCCGTGATTGGATGATAATGTCGGAGTATGAACAAAAGAAGCTTAAGTATGAACTTATGTGGAGAAAAGAAAATACCTGACGTTAAAGAACAATTAATAGAAAGTATTAACAATGTGGGCCTTAGTATGGTTACAACTTATAAGTATTGATGGTAGT